GCCAACCCCCGCCTTCCGGCCGTGCGCAAGGCATTTGACTTGGCCCGCCGCCTCATGGCCGAGCACCGGGCAGGCGTGGGCCCGGCCTTGCAGGACGTGACAGAGCAGAGTTTGCTGAACGCCGCATGGCACCGGGCAGGCGTGGACATGCACTTTTTGGATGACTCTTGGAATTTCTGGCCCCACGCCATTGCCCGGGGCTGGCTCGACTGGCGCGGCGGCATCAAGGTCTTGCACGCCGCCGGAATCCCCCTGGCCGACAAGACCGCCTTCCTGGCCCGGCACGCCGCAGTCTTTGAGGCCTAGCGCCTCCCCCGTCGCCTGCCGGACCTGCGGGCAAAACACCACCACACCCAATGCAGAAGTACATCGGCACCAAAATCATCCTTGCCACCGCGATGAACCTCAGAGCCTACAACGAAAAACGCGGCTGGCCTATGCCTCCAGACGAAAATCCCGCAGCCGAAGGATACCTTGTCGAATACACAGACGGCGGGAAGCCGAACCACCCGGACCACCAGGGATACATCTCCTGGAGCCCCAAGGAGCAGTTCGAGGCGGCCTATCGTTCGAGCCCAGGCCTCACCTTTGGCCACGCCATCGAGGCGCTGAAGCGCGGCTGCCGAGTCTGCCGCGCCGGTTGGAATGGCAAAGGCATGTATCTGTGGTTGCTCCCCGCTGCCACGGTGAAAGCTGAATGGTGCCGCGAAGAACACCTCAAGGCTGTTGCGGAAGCCAATGGCGGCGAGATTGAGGCATTGGGCAGCATCCGCATGATGACCGCCGACAAGAAGGTGCTGACCGGCTGGCTCGCATCTCAGACCGACATCCTGGGCGAGGACTGGGTGATTCTGGACTGATCCAACCCATCAGCCTGCCCTGTCTTTCCGATGGGGCAGGCTTTCAAAAACTTTGTCTTGCAAAGCCAATAACTACACACAATAATTGCCACCATGCCAAACGACAACCAGATGCCCGACTTTTCCGCCATCCTCAACGGATCGACGGAGGCCACTCCTGCCGACATCACGGCAGCCCTTTCCCAGTCCACCGGCGTTGACGTTCCTGCGCCTCCTCCTGGCACGGTTGACCCCGAACAGATCGACCCGGCCACAATCACCGACCCAGGCGACCCCTACGAGACGCCGCCGATGGAGCCCGACTCCGCCGTGAGCCTGCCGGAGCCCGAACCTGCCGCCAAGCCTGCCGAGGAACCGCCTTCATCGCCCGAGCCTGCGCCTGCCGCCGAGCCGCAAGACCTTACGCCTGTGTTCACGCAGGCCTTGGCCGATTACAATGCCGCCGCCCAGGCCGCCCAAGATGCCGCCGCCAAACTGGCCGAGCTTCAAAACAACGCCGAGGGCATCGTGGAGTTCACGCCCGAGATGGCTGCCGCCATGGAGGCCAAGATGAAGTCTGAGGCCAATGCCGAGCGTGCGTTTGACGAAATCGCCGACGAGTCTATCGGCCTCGCCATTCAGAATTTCCCCGAACTGGCCGACGACAACCACCCGGCCACCATCGCCGTCAAAAACATCCTGGCGGCCGATCCCTCCCTTTCCACCCGCTCGCCCACCGCTGTGGCCGAGCTTTCGGTGAAAATCGCCGCCGACATCCGCGCCCGGTCAAAAGCCACGGCCCCCAGCCAGCCCAAGCCCGCGCCCGGCCCGGTGCCGCCTCGCGCCCCCCTGCCCAGCGCCGCCCAGGCCTCCGCCGCAGCGGCCGCCCGGCCAGCCCCGGGCCAGCCCGCCCAGCCTAGCCTTGTCCAGCAGATTGCAGCCTCGTCCTCCATGGATGACTTCGCCAGCCTGATTGACAAAACGCTTGGCGTCGCCGGGCGACGTGTTACCATTTCCTGATAGCTGCCTGGGCACGCCCGGCAGACTCCGTGTGCGGAGTGACAACCTGACAACAGACAAACAGGGTCTAGCAAGCCCTGCGGTTAGCTCTGTTTTCAACACTCACTCCACACACGCAAATGGCTACTTACACCGCAATCGACGCTCAGACGGTCGCCCAGATCGCTGCGCAGTCCCCCACCTACGCCAAACAGATTCTCTGGATGGCGGACATCCACTTTGACCGGGCCGGATACAACCCGTTCGCCGACCTCATGGGCGGCATCGACTCCGTGAAGCCCATCAAGGAAATCCTCGACACCACCAAAGTGCGGGGCAACACCATCGTCATCACCCAGGAAGCCGGACTCGGCGGCAAGGGTGTGCAGGGTGCCACGGCCCTCATCGGCTCCGAAGAAAAGCGCAAGTACAGCCAGTACACGCTCACTATCGGTATGCACCGCCACGCTGTTGGTGAAACCGTCACCACCAAGGACCAGACGTTCATCGGCACGACCTTCGACAACAGCGCCCGCCGCTCTCTCAATGAGTGGGTGCAGCGCCTCAAGTGCGACTGTATCGAAGCCACGATGATCGGCGAGGCCACCAGTCGGAACATCCTCTACGCTGGCAACAAAACCAGCATCGACACGCTGACCAGCACGGACGTGGTGACGAAATCCACCATCTCCCAGGCCAAGATCATGGCCAACGGCCTTGGCATGAAGCCCATCGCCATCGCCAAGGACAAGGGAAATCAGCGCATCCTGAAGTACTACTTCCAGGGCAACGACTACCTGTTCCAGGGACTCCGCGAAAACTCCACCTGGGAAAGCCTGCTGGCCACCGCCGGCGAGCGTGGCCCGAACAACTACCTGTTCGGCGGCCATCTCCCCGAGTATGACGGCGTGATGCTCAACAACTGGGCCATCGCCAGCAACTCCGCCGACGCCGCCCAGGGTGCGTTCTGCGCTCCCCGTGCCTACCTCGGCGTTGCCATCGTCGCCAAAGGAACCTCCACCACGCTCACGGCGCTTTCTGGTGGCGGTTACAACAACGACTCCACGCTGACGACCAACGCCGTCGCCAAGACTGGCAACGACTACTTCCGCTACTTCCCGAATGCGCCGTTCTCGGCCTTCGAGAAAACCTTCATTCAGGCCGACACCAGCACGAACCGCTACCTCATGGTGGTTCACGCTTCCGGCGCGGATGTCGGCAAGTACTCGTTCTTCCGGTACACCACCACGGACGGTTACACCATCTCGGCCACCGATCTGGAACGCCTGGGCTCCACCTCTTCCGGTGACTATGTGACGACCCTCACCGGCTCGTCTATCACCTGGGGCACCGCTCCCTGGCTCTCCACCTACCTGTCCGAGGGCATCATCCCGATTGGCTCTCTCATCATCCCGGTCAATGCCAAGGGCCAGCCCTACGTTTCCGGCTACCTGATGGGGAATGACGCCATCATCACCGGATACGGCACCATTGACCGCAAGCCCTCCACCGCGATGGGCCAGCGCGTCACGGAAGTGCAGGACTACCAGAACAACTACGGTATCGGTGTCCGCATGGTCTGGGGCTGCGCCGCGATCCAGAACGCCGCGAAAATCGTGGCGGGCTACATCGTGGTCTATGGGGCCTATAACCTCCCGGGTATGCCGGAGGTTAGCTAAGGTCACGCCTGACGGCCGCCCGGCCTAATCCGCCGGGCGGCCTGATGGCACAACACCAACACGCAACCCTCCAGTCTCCACTTAAATGCTTCTCTCCCTCTTCCCCCAGCGTGGCAAGGACATCCCGGCGGTTTTATCCTCGGGCCTTACCACAAATCACGCCGTCACACTGACGGACACCAGCAAGCCGGACGGCGCACCCAACGCGATCGCCCGGACCACGCTGGCCAACCTGTTGACCTACCTGGCCACCCTTGGTTTCAAATCCACGTCCGCCACGGCGGGCGTTGGCTACGCCACCGGTGCGGGCGGGGCAGTCACGCAGGCCACCAGCAAATCCACCGGCGTCACGCTGTCCAAGGTTTGCGGTGCCATTACGATGAACAACGCCGCCCTTGCGGACGCCACGACCGTCTCCTTTACGGTGACGAACACCACGGTGGCCGCCACGGATGTCGTTGTTGTGAACCACTCCAGCGCCGGCACCGCCGCTAGCTATCTGGTGTGGGCTGACTCCATCGGTTCCGGCTCGTTCAAGATCAACGTGCGCAACATCTCGGGCGGCAGCCTGAGTGAAGCCATCGTTCTCTCGTTCGCCGTCGTTAAAGCCGTGGCCGCCTAAGCCGCCCGGCCAAACAATCAGCCAGCCCGGCCTTGCCATTTCGGCGGGCCGGGCTTATTGTTGCCCATCGACACCCAGCACCCGACGCCATGAAAACCGTTTTTCAGATCACATTCCCGCAGGAGCCCGGCATGAACTTCCCGATTGAGGACGGCCGAGGCCATCCCATGCCGATTCGCGCCCGCGCCGATTTCCGGCCAGGCGGCATCCCCAGGCGGCCCTTGACGCGCCAGGAATGGGACGACCAACGCGGCCCTGGCGGTCATTACCTGCGGCCCCGCTCGGCCCGCAAGCCTGTGCCAGACGTGGATTTCGAGGCCGAGGACGGCACGCTGCACAAGACGGCGGAGGCTTGTTTGGCCCACGAACTCAAGGCCCGGTTTGGCGTGGAGACACTGGCCGAGGTCGAGGCTCAAATGAAAGCCATCGCAGACAAGGCCAAACTGACCGTTGGCGACTGCCAAGATGCCTTGGACAGCGCCCAGCCAAGCCAGGACGAGGCCGTGCGCCTCCTGGCCTCCGCCCTGTCCCGCCGGGGCCTGAAGCCTGCCGAGGCCGCCAAGGCAACAGGCCTGACCAGCCAGCAGTGCCGGGCCGTGGTGGCCGCCAATCCTGACACGTTCCGCGAGAATGCGGGCAAACTCTTCCTCGTTTCCTGACGCCATGCCCGCCGACACCATCCACCGCCCCCGCCTGACCGCAGGCAACTACGCCGCCAGCCTCCGCGAAGGTGCCCAGGCCATCATTCCCGACCTCAAGGCCGCCCTGGCTGACGGCCCCCTGAGCCTCGCCGCCCTGGCCGCCAAGGCCGGGCACGGCTTCCCCGCCGTGGCCGCCTGCGTGCGTAGCCAGCCGCGCCTCTTCGCCGAGCGGGCCGGGCTTGTGCATCTGGCGTAAAACTGCCTTGTCACCGGCGGGCGGGCGGGCTATTCTCGCGGAATGGCTATTGTCCAAACCATTCGTGACGACCTCCTGAGCATGTGCGGGCTGGAGGATGTCAGCCACGGCCCGACTATTCTTTCCAGCCGGATCATTGGCGACATCAACCGCGCCCTGGAGCACGTCGGCGAGTCAAACCCTTCTGTTTTCTACCAGACGCGGCCAGATCAGGCCGAGGTCATGCGCGGCCCAGTGAACGTCACGGTGACGGTTACGAACAAATCCAAGGCCATCACTTTCACCTCCGGCTACGACTCATCATGGATGCCCGGGTGCGCCATCTCCATTTCTGGCGACGGCGTGCTGAACCGGATTCAGGACGAGGCCAGCCCATCGGCCCCGGCCCTGGCCGAGCCCTACATGGGCACGACCGGCACGACCACGGCGACCGTGTATCAGGACTGGATCATGCTGCCGACAGATGTTCGCTCAGTCATGGAGCCTGTGACGGTGGACAAAACCATCATTCTCATCCCGTCGTTGTCGCCGCAGGATCAGGCCGTGCGACTTATCGACTATAACCGGAACTACAACCGGCAGTATGCAAACTACGTCATGGCCCTGAAAAAGATCGTGGGCGACCCCTACCGCTGGTGGCCGTATGCCCAGATGGTTCTCGGCACGCTCCGGGCCGGAATCATGGTGGACAGCCTGCCGCCTTCCGACCGCAAGCTATGCTTCGACGCCAAGAAAACAGTGTTTGCTCCCGTCACATCGCTTTCCGACACCCGGACAAGCCTTATGCCACAGGGCAAGGACATTGAAATTCTGCTGCCGGTGGCACGCTGGTTCTTCTCCAGCTTCCAAATGTGCTCCATCACCAAGGAAAGCCTGCAAGGTGACTATCAGCTTGCTATGCAGAAAGCTGCCGAGCTTACCGTATTTGCCAACCGCATGAAACGGTTCACCTACACCAACCAGCGATGAACCAGCTTTACACCGTTGATCTGCGCGACTTTGGCACGCTGGCAAGCTCCATTGAAACCACCGACATGGGGGCAGGCCGCCTTGTGCGGGCCGTCAACTGCCTGCTTCGGCCCAAGGGGGCTTTGAAAGGCATCCCCAAATACACCCGGCTCTGGGCCACGTTTTCCAGCGAGACGGCGGCAACCAAGATTCGCAGCCTGCCGTTCACCGGCTACCCGTCCGGCGTAGGCGTGGATGCCCCTGCCAGGGCCGCCAACAAGACAGTGGCCGTGCGCGTCTATCGGCAGGGCAAGAACTTTCTGCTGTTCTACGACCTCACGCAAAGCAAGGCCAGGGGCCTGTTTTACATGGGCGATGACGGTTCTTTCACCTCCGGCACCTACGATTTCAGCGCCGGAACTCCTACCTGGGAAGTCCTGGCCGTGGGCCTTGACGCCAACGCTCGTTGGTTCGGCAAGCGCATGGCGACCCAGCTCATGCTTTCCAACAACGTGGACACGCCTGTGTGCGTTCAGCTCGGCCGCACGGCCACGCCAGGCAAGTGGCGGCAGGCTGGCAGCAACGCCAAGCCGACTACGCCGGTCATCAGCCGGGCCACGCCCGCAGGCACCAGCAATGTCCAAGCCCGCTGGATTCTGCCAGGATCGGCAGGCAGCCCGGCCTTCAAGTTCTACGCCATCCCGGCGACGGATTACTGCTACGCTTACACCACGTCGGCGACATGCACCGTTGACACCACCGCCAACACCATGGCCCTGTCCGGCTTTGTGCCAAGCGAGAGCATGGCCGTCCTGTTAGTGGCCACATCGGCCCCGGGCGGCCTGACTAACAACACGGTGTACTACTGCAAAAACGTGTCCGGCACCACGGTCAGCCTTTCCGCCACCGCCGGCGGCGCGGCCATCGACCTGACAACGGCCGGCTCCGGCGTCGTGCTCTACCAGCTTTACGGCCACGGATACAGCGACGCCCAGGCAGTGACGCTCACGACCTCCGGCACCCTGCCAAGCCCGCTTGCCACGGCCACGACGTATTACATGCGCGACGTGGGCACCAACGTCTATTTCTTTAAGCTGGCGGCCTCGGCAGGTGGCACTGCCATCAACATCACAACCACGGGCAGCGGCACGCACAACATCGTTCCGACCGGCGCGGCGGTGCGGGCGGGCACGGCCAGCCTAACTTTCACGGCGGATTCCACAACATTCCCAGGGGCAAACGGCAATTCCCGCATTCAGGTGGCAATCCAAAACTCCGCCTATGCCACGTCCATTTCTTCAACGCTCACCGGCACGGGCACGACGAGCAACCCCTACCTGTACACCATCATTACCGGCGGCACGGCCCCAAGCAACAGCACGGATGCCATCGTGTCCTACGTCAACTCAGACACCCGCGTTGTCGGCATCCTGACGGCCTCCAAATCGGCGGCAGACGCCACCAGCGACACGGGCACTTATGGCCCAACATTCCTTTCCGGCGGCATCGGGGCAGGTACAAGCGAGGGCCTTACCAGCCAGACTTGCACGGTATATCTGCGCTACTTTGATAGCGGCAGCGAGCGCCTTGGCTACGAGGGGATCAGTTCCGACATCTCCAACACCATTATCTTGGACGAGTCCACCCGTTCGGACATCCTCGTTACTATCACGCCAGACCCATCGGCAGAGGGAGGGCGGTTCGACCTCATCCGCGTGTACTTCCAGTTTGGGGAGGGCTCGGCAGCCATCTGGAACCTTGTAGGGGATGTGGCCAACACTTCCGGCACCAAAACTCTGCAAGTCGGCACCAACACCGAGATTGGCGCGGCTATGGCAGTGGATCAGAACCGGCCGTTGCCTTACCGCGACTGCGTGATGGTAGGCAGTCAGGTATGGTATGGCGGAGGAACCGACAACCCCGACCTGCTGTACGTCTCCAAGGAAAGCACCGATGACGAGATTGCGCCCGAAGGGGCAAATGCTGAGTCACCCGAGCTAATTTCCATGTCCCGGCAGACTTCGAGGCTCAAAGTCACGGCGCTTTACACCGATGATTACCGTCTCCACGTCCACACCAACAACGGGGTGATTCTGCTCAATCCCAGCGATCCGACAGCGGACAAGCACATTCCCCAGGTTTCCGTGGGGGCGCTGAATCCGGCCTGCATCACTGACTGGGAGAACTCGCGCATTTTCTTCTTGGGCTCCGACCTGCAAATTTACGAGTTCAGCGGGGCGAGATACGGCCGCCGGAACATCGCCGCCAGCACCAAGGACGCCATTGAATACCTTCTCGACGTGGCCAACATCGACAAGATCGGCCAGCAGCCGGACCGGGTGAATACTTGGATTGACCTGCGCTCAGAGCTGTATTGGTATTCCTTTCCGGGCCAGGACAACACGCTGACGAGCTTCGCCTACGACTTCCAGAACAGCGGCATTGTCGGAGAGTTCACCTATCCGAAGTTCTACTGTGCCGCCAAGATGGAGGCGGAACGGCCTGAAACGGTGTTCTGCGACGAGGACGGAAACCTGTTCTACATGGACAGCCGCGAGCAGAATGACAGCGGCGACGAACTCAGTTCAAGCTCGGCCTGGACCGAGTATTCCACCTCCGCGCCAATCCCGGCGGCGTATGCTGGCTACGGCTACGTTGACCGCAGCGGAGTGCGTTACTACCAGGCCTATCAGTCCATCATCGAAACCGGCTTTATTGACCTTGGCAAACTGACGCAATTCAAGCAGTTTGGCGGGCTGGTGTTCTCCACGGTCAAAAACTCACGGGCCATTGTGGACATCACGTTCACGAACAAATCAGGCTTTAGCGTCACCCGGACCATTTCCGACCTGTATTCGACCAGCACGCAGCAGATTCGTAAAATCCTGGCCATGCTTGGCGGCGAGTCCGTCAAGATCAAGTTGACCGTGACGGCAGCCGAGCAAACGCCCTGGGTGATCCGCAACGCCAGCCTGCTTTATCGCTCGCAAGGGCAGCTTTAACCCATCACTCCAATGCCACTCCAAGAAGCCGTCCGCCAAGCCCGCCGCAAAGCCAAGAAAGCCCCGCCGCCCGGCGGGCTGCTCCGCGACCTTTACGAAACCAAGCGCGACATACGCCGCCATCTAAAAGGCATTCCTGGCGAAGCCAGCCTGGAAGAAATGATGCAGACCAAAAAGCGCATTCGCCGGGAAATCCTCGAAGAAGAGCGGAAAGAAATGGAGGACCAAATCAGGCAGGCCAATCCACGGCAGCTTTCGCCAATTCACGCCAAGCCGCCGCAGGGCTGGGCGTGATTACGGCGAATCCGTCTCGCTCGTCAGGCTGTCCACGGCCTTGCCCAGCAGCTCGGCCAGCTCGGCCTTGATGCCAGCCGCAGGCAGGCCCGCCCGGCGCTTGACGGCCACGATGGCGGCCATGTAAAGCAGGACGTTTTCGGCCTCGGCATGAGGCACGGCGTTGGTGGCCTCGGCAATCTTGTCGAACAGGGTGTTTGCGGCGGGTGAAAGTTCTTCTTCAGGCATGATCGGTGTCGGTTGAGTCGTGAACGGTATCCTGGGCAGGCTCATCCTGCCACCAGAATCTTTTGGCCGCCGTGCGCCCGGCCTCCCTGGCCTGCCTCGCGGCCTCGGCCCTGGCTCGGTTGGCCTCGCAGGCCCGGAAAATGGCCCAGAGGCCAAGTTCGGCGGCGGCCTCGGGGTGCGTCTGGCAGAGGGCGGGAGGGGTCATGGCGTCTAGGTGTCGTTGTCGGAGGCGACAACCTCCTTGAAGGTAAAGGTGGAGCCGAAAAACCACAAGGGCAATTCCCAGTGGCGTTTTCCTCCTCGGTTCTTTTCGCACCACAGCAGTCGTCGGGCGTCGTCAAACTCCACGGCCTCGTCAGCGTCGGCGGCCCGGCCCTCCTTGCGCTCCATCGGGCACTTGTTCACAAGAAACACGGCGTCGGCGTCCTGGCCGATGGCTCGGCTTTCCCGAAGGCGGCCTTGGTCGTTGAGCTGGCTGGCGCTCAAAATGTGGCAGCCTGTCCGGCGGGCCACGGCCTTGATCTTGCGGGAAACGCTGGAAATCACCTCTTCACGGGTGGCACCCTTGCGAATCTCGCCCGGCTCAAGAAGCTGGAGGTAGTCGATCACCACCACGTCAAAATCGGAACGCTCCACGTCCGCCAGGATGTCTGCCGAGGTGGCGTTCTCGGTGTCCACCAGCACGGCCCCCTTGTCGCGCAGTTCCCGCACGGCCCGCATGAGCATGTCCTGTTGCGCCCTGGAAAGGATGCCCTTGTAAAGGTCGCCACTGTCCACGCCCGAATGTTCGGCCAGGATTCGCAACGTCTGCTCGGGGATCGGCATTTCCAGCGAATACCAGCCCACCCTGGCCCCGGCCATGAGGGCGTTCCTGGCGCAGTTCTGCATGATGGCCGACTTGCCATCGCTGGGCAGGCCCGCAAAGATCGTCACACGCCCCTTTTGCAGGCCTCCGGTGCGCTCGTCCACCGATGAAAAGCCTGTCGGCCAGCCCGGCAAGGCTCCGCCGCGTTGCACCCGATCCTGAATTTCCGTCATCGTGGCCTCGATGGCCTGGCCCATGGTCAGCCTAGCCAGCCGCCGGCCAGACACGCGCCCGGCGTCCTCGACGGCCTGCCGGTTGGCCTCCACGGCGTCGGCAAGGGCCTGTTCTTCCGACACCTGGGTGCGCATGAGCAAGTCCAGGCTCCTGGCGTGGGCCAGGATGTGCTGGCGCTGGATGTGCATGTCCACCAGGGGACGAAGGTAGGCGTCCGCGTTGTAGGCCCCCATGACCGCCGTGGCGATTTCCGTCACCTTGGCATGACCGCCTGCGGCCTCCAGCTTGCCCATGGCCTTCAGCCGGAGGCAGACCGTATGAACATCCACCGGCGTGTCATCCACCAGCAAGGCTGAAACGGCTTCCCAAATGTAACGGTGCGCTTCTGTGGCAAACGCCCCCACCGGGATGTTTGGCGCGTGCTTGGCCGCCCAGCCTGGGGCCTGGATGGCGCAGGACAAGACAGCCTCTTCGGTGTGCGGGTCGGCTGGCATGGAGGCCTTGGCCAGATTGACCAGCAGTTCCTCGGCGCTCGGGGCCGCTTTTCGGTGTTCGGACGTGTTCACAGGCATGAAGGGGGGCGGCGGATTTGGCCAGAAACGCCCGAAATCGGCGGGCGGCCGTATGGCGCGGGTGATTTAGCCCTCTGCTGGCTCGGCATGTAGCCTTGCCCCTTCCAGGCGCGAATGGTGGCCTTCCAGTCCTTGATGGGCTGGCCGCCGTTCTTCCAGCCGGAACCGGTCCACTTGTCGAACACCGTCACGCCATCGGAGGCCGGGAGGCCTTGTTCGACACAGTAGGCGCTGACTTCCTCGACCGCAGGGCGGGCCATCGGCTTGTCTTTGGGCTTAACAACCACGGTCGGAGGCGCAGCCGGAGACATCTGTATTTCTTGGTTCTGGTTCTGGTTCTGGTTCTGGTTCTGGTTAGTTTTCTCCTGGGTTTCAGTAGCTAACCCAGAAATAACCGGATGGGTTTTCTTCGGCCTGCCACCGGCCTTCCCGTTCTCTCTCGCCCTCTGTGAACGGGCATTGTACCCGGCAATTTCAGCCTCACAACGGCGATGCCTCCAGCCTTCCGGCGTCTCCTCAAAAAATTCACGAAGCACCGAAATAACTAAATCGGAATTCAAGCGTAACCTACGCGAAACCGACTCGGTTTCCAAGGAAATCGGCTTTTCAGACAGGTAATACAAATCCAGCAGCCTGCGGTATGTGATGTCCTCCATGGGGCTCAAATGCGCCGTGTCGCGCAAATAGTCGCCTGGGTGAAACGGGTAATAGTTCATGCCAGAAAATCAAAAAAGGCCGCCCCCAGATCGCGCAAGGTAGAGCAGGCCGCAAAACAGGCCAAACTTGCGCAAAAAGGGGGCGATGTAAGAATGAGTGTCATAATGGTTTTGCCCGGCGCTCTACTTCCGGCCCGCCAGCCCGACAAGGCCAGCGGCAAGGCAACCCTAGGCCAGGCCCGGCCCGCCGTCAAGCCTGGCCTGGGCTTTTTGGTCGGCCAGGAAGGGGCGAAGTTTGTCCAGCGTGGCCGACAGCGCCCGGACCTGCTCCAGGCTCAGGCACTCGGAGTGGAAGCCCAGGAAGCCTGACAGGTGGCTTGCGGTTTCTTTGATAGCCTCGCGCATGGCTGCGATCTCAGCGCGGGCGGCGTCTCGCTCTCGTTCGACTTTTAGAAATTTCTCCAGCGGTTCAACGAGCGCAGACCTCTCAAAATCTTGCGCCTCCTTGTAGTCTGCATCCGTCTCCGGCGTTGGCGTTTCAGGTGTCATGGTTTGATGAATGGTTTGAGTTTGGCGAGGGCGGCAAAGGCTTCTTTTTCAATAGCGCCTACGCATGGAAGCGGTTGAGTGGTATCCCATTGCTTACAGGTCTCCAAGACAACAAGCTGCAAAACGTCGCGCGCCTCCCTGATCGCCTCCCGCATGGCCTCGATCTCGGCAGCCGGGTCTGCCATGCCAGCGCAGGCGTTGACGCAGGCGACGGCGCGAGAAAATAGAGCCTCATTTTCATCAGATGGATTCCAGGCGTAAGTAACTCTCAGTTCTTCGCGGGTGCGAATTTCAATCACGCCCTCAACGTCTCCGGTGTCGCCAACAGTATAGTTGTATGCCTTTTCCTTCCAAGGCTCGCCGTAGTCAGGTGTCATGCTCATGGGTTGCCTCCTTTCCAGAGGTTGAGGATGAAGAGAAGGCGCTGTTCGCCGAGCTTGTCACGTCCGTATTCTTGGCTGTTGCAATCATCTTTCAACGCCTCGATCCCAGCCAGCGCGATGCGGCAGGCAAGCGGCGACATGGTGCGTGCGCGGGCGATGAAGGCGGCGTTGGCTTCTCCGCAGTAACCGTGCAGAGAATCGCTTGCGCGGTCTGTGAACGTAATTCGGCAGTAGTTTGAGCCAATTTCAGATTCACGCTGAAAAGCGTCCCACGGCCCAGGCGTGGCCTTCTCTGCCTCTTCAATGTGCTGTTTGAGTGCAGCCTTCAAGGCTTCGAGTTCTTGGGTTTGTTCGGGTGTCATGG